AGAGGATTGGTTGATTATTGTAGCCAACGATGTTCTTATCAAGGCTGGACCAAATCCATACAAGCACAAACAACTTCCATTCGCAAAGACCAGTGATATAAAACGACCACATAGTTTCTACAATAAGGGAGAACCAAAACTTATTGAGTCTATTCAAAAAGAGGTAAACACAATCCGAAGAATGATTACGGACGGTAACCTCTTAGACATAGATAAGATGTGGTTGGTAGCGAGAAGTGAAACCTACAGTGAGGAAGACACAATCTCACGACCACACGGAACAATAAGAGTAGACGACCCATCAAATTACAAACCAGTTGAATATGGAGACATACCACAATCAGTAGGTATGACCCTTGAGGAAATCAATAAAGACTCAGTAAGGGTAACTGGGGTAGAGGAAAGATTCCAGGCGGTTAAGTCTCCTGGTACTGCAACCGAGGCAGCGATAATGAAAGAGGCAGTACAGAGAAGGGTAAGAGCAAAACTACGACACTTAGAAAAAGGATTCTTGGTAGACATCGGAAGAATGAGGGTCGCCAATATAATACAATTCTATTCACAACCAAAGCTAGAAAGAATTGTGGGTGACGCTGGTTCATTGGAACATCGAAAGCAGATTGAAGCAGTACGACGTAAAGGTATGCTTCAGGTAATAGAGGGTGTTCCGTTTGAAGAGAAATTTAAAGAAATACGATTAAAAGACAAAGAGCTCATACAGGGCAACCGACCAGGTGAGGTGGTAGAGAAAGCCGCACAAGGAGTTTCGTTCTTCGAGATGAAGCCAGAGTTCTTTATTCCAGTTGCTAGGGGTGGGTTCGATATACGATTTGAGGCAGGCTCAACAATGCCAATATCAAAACCATTACTAGCAAAGCAAGCTCAGGACGTAGTAACCATGCTCATGCCTCTTGCTACAGCTGGTATAGCGTATGACCCAGAAAAACTTGGAGACTGGATATTGGAAACTCTTGATAAAGACCCAGAAGAGTTGAAGTCCGAGGACGGACCAGAGGCGGGGTTGCAACAAGAAAGGGATCAGTCGTTGATTGATCTTGCTACACAAGAAAACAATGAGGCGTTAAGAGGGAACTCTATTCCTGAAATGGGTACACCATATGCATCGCAAGCACATACATTAGTTCATGTATCATTCATTAAGTCACCAACTGCAAAGGAGATGGATGAAGAGAGTTATAAGAGGTTGGTTAAACACGCAATGGGTGAAATTACGGCACAAGATATGAGAGGGGGAGATGCTGGTTTGTCTGGTCAGCAACCAGATATCACTAATGGAACTTCCACACAAGTGCCTGGGCAACCTCAAGCTGGTAGCCCTCCCCCTTACAATCAAGATTTGAAAGCGACCATGCCTAGTAAGATACAGGGAGGAGAAGAGGTACAGGGTGGTCAGAAGGGTTCAATGTTAAATAGGGTCTTTAGTTTGATGGGACGAAATAGATAATATGCCAAAAAGAATAATAACTGGCGAGTCTCAAGACACGCTTAAATCCATGAGCGGCGATGAACTTAAAATGTTCAATGAGATCCGCAATGACGAGGACATGTGGGAGGCAATTAAGCAGTTCTCATATTCGCAGAAACAGATCAAACTAGATCAGATGTATCGTCTCAGAAGACCAAAGACACAGGACGATGTTATAAACAATGCGATAAGGCATGAATATTACGCTGGTAGAATTGCTGGCTTAGTGGTTCTCTTACAGATTATAGAGAACGCAGGTAACGAGTTACAACAAAGAGAAAGAAAGGCAAAGAAAAAATAATGGAAGAACAACAATTAGGTTTTTTAACCAGAATAAAAAATACATTACAGAAGATATTTACTCCAGAGGAGCAACTTCATTCTCCTGTGCCACTAAATGTACAACAACCAGTTAATCAACCACAACCAGTACAGGGTCCACCAGCACCACAGCAACCAATGGGACCACCAGCCCCACAGCAACCAATCCCACAACCAACACCAACCGTAATACCAGAGTTCCAAGACGTACAACCAGACATACAAAATATTATTAGGGAGTATTTCCCAGACGTATATAACGAGGCAATAAATATTGCAGCACGTGAGTCTGGATTAAACCCTGGGGCGATAGGACAAAACTACAATGCTGAGGGTGTGCCTTCCAGCCAGGATTATGGCTTATTCCAAATCAACGATAGATGGCAAGGACCTGGTGTTGAGAAAGCTGGAATGACAATGGAAGATATGCTCGATGCAATTAAAAACGTACAATACGCACGACAACTCTACGAACAGCAAGGATGGAATCCTTGGGCTACTGCACCAGATTTAGGCTACGCGGAATAATCTCACCCATTTGACATAGTAAGCATTATTACTATATACTGTAAGTATTACTAATTGGATAATCCATACGGACCCATATAGTGTTATGAGTGATGAAAAAAGCTCTCCTAAGGAGGATAAAGAGCAAGAAAAACCAGCCCCAGATAGCGGTGAATCTGGAAAAGCTGATGAGAAAAAATCCACCGAAGCACCTTTAAAAGTTACGCCCGAGAAACTACAAGGTAAGTCTCCAGAGGAGGTTACCAAAATGTATGTCGAGCTGGAAAAGAAAATTGGCGAGCAATCAACCAAAGTGTCTGAAGCGAAGAAACTTCGTGATGATATGGACGTTGTATTGAAAGCGATATGGGCAGATCCAGATTTATACCGTCAGGTAGAAACTGGTATCAAGAAATATCAGTCGGGAGATTCCCTACCAGAAGGGAGGGGATTAAAAGACAAAATGCCAGATAAAAAAACAGACGACAAAAAGGGTGACGAAGAAGCCAAAAAGGATCAAGAAGTGAATCCAGAGGTTCTTGAGATACGCAAAAGTGAGGAGAATCGTGTACTAAACGACTTCTTTAAGAAGTTCGGGTACAGCAATCTCAATCAAGATCAGCGTAAGGAGAAATATGCACAGCTTGCAATGTCGCTTGCTGAGCTAGTGGACCCTAGCGGGAAAAGGCCGATCGCAAATGTTTTGCGAACGATACCCCTTTCCAAACTTCCCAAGTATTTGGAGAACGCACACTTCATTGTCAACAAAGACGAACTTATCCAGAAGGGTAAGCGATCTGCAATGATCTCCCAAGAGGAGAACAATCAGGCTTCTATTGGCAGCTTTGCTGCAAGTAGCGGTAAGAAAGATGGAAGCGTACAGCTTACGAACCGTGAACGTGATGTAGCTCGGAAAATGGGCGTTTCCGAAGAGAAGTACGCGAAACGAAAGGCCGAAATGATTGATGACGCTAATCGTTTCGAATAATTATAAGTTTAATATAAAAGTAATATGGCAGGTTTTGAATATCGAGGCCAAATTTCTGGTGGCCAAGATCCTGTAACTATCGAAATGCCAATTGCCAATAGCGAAACCGTAAAAGTCGGTGACGCAGTATTTATCAGCAGTAATGGTGTTGAAAGAATCACAAACGCATCCGCTAATGTTTTAGGGGTTGTGGCTGGTATCGTTGATAACAACGGTATTGATTTAGACAACACTAGTGCAGATAATTACGATGGCACTTGGACATCCTCGACACAGACATATGTTGCATCAGGCGACAATATAACGGACAAAAAGGTTCGTGCTAAAGTAATAGCAGATCCTTACGCTCTGTTCTACAATGACGCTGATGGGGACTTCACTAATCCAACAGACTTAGGTCTTTTGATTAAGTGTTTGGACCACGATCAGATTGATGAATCTACGACCACCGTTACGGTTGGTCAATTCCAAGTATGGAAGCTAGATCCAGATGGAGATAGCGACGCATCAAAATGTATCGTCAGAATAGCTCTGTGGCAGGGTCAAGGCTTTGAGCCAGAAGCATAATAGCTTCTTAGCTCTTGTTATAAATTTTTAATAGATCAACATGGCATCATATAGATCCAATTTCGGAGATTTACTTGAACCTGGATTCAGAGAAATCTTTGATGACGTTTACAAGGAAATGCCCCAGGTATTTCCAAGTTTATTTCATGTAAATACATCCGATAAGCAGGAAGAAAAGGATTCTGGTGTTTCAGGGTTTGGTCTCATGCAGAGAACAAACGAGGGAGAGCAGGTTGATTACGAAGATCCAGTACAAATGTATGACGTTCGTTATACACATCTAAAGTACACAAAAGGCTTTAAGGTTTCCGAGGAGCTTTACGAAGATGACTTGTACAATGTGATGAATAAGAAACCAGCAGCTCTTGCACGATCAGCTCGTAGAACAGCTGAATACAGTGCGGCTAATGTCTTTAACAGGGCATTTAATACCTCATATCAAGGTGGAGACGGTTCACCTCTTTGCTCGATTTCTCACTCTCGATCAGATGGTGGGACTTCGCAAAGTAACGCCAGTTCAACTGGTCTTACATTGACCGAGACAAACCTAGAGACAGGTAGAACAGCTATGCGTGAGCAGCTTGATGACAAAGGTATGCGAATCCAAGTTATGCCGACAACGATTTTAACGTCGGTCGACCTTGAGAAAGATGCAAATATAATCATCAACTCAACAATGAGGTCTGGAACTGCCGATAATGACTTTAACTTCTATAAAGGGAAGTTCAAGGTTGTTTCTTGGGAGTATCTAACACTCAACAACACGCTATGGTTCCTTATTGACTCTCGTCAGCATGAACTCAATTGGTTCTGGAGAATCAAACCTGAGTTTAAGCAGGACGTTGCCTTCGATACAGGTATGGCACTCTTTAAAACACGAGCTAGATTCAGCAATGGATTTAGTGACTGGAGGGGTGTATGGGGAAGTAAGGGAGATGGAACATCATACGCATCATAACGATTGCGTAAACGTTCAAAGGATTACCCCACCTTCGGGTGGGGTTTTTCTTTGTTTAAGGTATTGACATTGTATGATTGGCTATCTATACTGATAATGTATGAGTACAAAGTTTAGTGTTTTAGTCGGAAGAGTTACACGAATTTCAACCGTCCCATCTGACCCAAGTCCAGGGGATGAATTTTTTGACATAGACACTAATTACTGGATGAGATGGAATGGTACTCAATGGTTAGGTTTAGCGATGCAGACTTCTACATCTACGTCGACTAGTACAACCTCAACTTCTACCTCGACAACCACAACCACATCAACATCAACATCGACATCGACATCGACAACATCAACAAGTACAACAACAACGACATCAACATCAACGAGTACGAGTACATCAACAACAAGCACGAGCTCAAGTACAACAACAACGACATCAACATCAACGAGTACGAGTACTACAACAACCAGTACGAGTACTACAACAACTAGCACAAGTACATCGACAACAGTTTAAGGTATAATAAATATATGAGCACAGGAAGAGAAGGAACACACATGAGCAAGGTTAAGGGGTTAATACACACAACCGATACCCCACCAACAAGCCCACAAACGGGAGATCGTTACTTTGACACAGACGTAGGAAGACTATATCAGTGGAGTGGAACTAGTTGGAACGCTTTTGTGTATACCTCTACATCAACCAGTACGACCAGTACAAGCACAACAACGACATCAACATCAACTACAAGTACGAGTACTACAACCTCGACATCGACGAGCACTAGTACAACAACAACAATATAAACATGCCAACAAAAGGAACACATTTTAAAAACTACGCAGGGAGAATGATGTATGGGACAACCCTACCATCAAACCCTGAAGACGGTGAGCAGTTCTTTGACACTGCTAACAACATGCACTACATTTATGAGTCCACAAATGGTCTATGGTGGGCAGCAGCTTTTACAACATCAACTTCGACTTCCACAACTACTACAAGCACATCAACAACGACAACTAGTACTAGTACGACAACGACAAGTACTTCAACAAGTACAACATCGACGAGTACAACTACTACGGTGTAATTATAAATTGTTCGGTCTAATTGGCCTATGATAGCACTTTACAACCCCAAGGTTATTAAGTACGGGGAAAAAATTACGGCTAACGAAGCAAGTATAAAAAACTTCGTTTGGTCGCACGCAAGATGGAGTCTTGCGGTTAACGAGTTAAAAAAGTTTCCTGACGAAGTGGGAGAGGCAATGTTAAAGCACTTCCAATTTCTTGTTCGTGTAACAAAAGGTAATCACGAAAAAATAGAGACAGAAAGAAAGGAAAAGAAGTTTAAATGTGAGTATTGTGAGTTTGAAACAAACACAAAGGTCGCATTTATAAGCCACGTTAATAGCCATAAGGAGTCACGAACCAACCAGGCCTATCTGGATGAGATAGAGGATGCTTCTGCAAAAGGTGATTACAAGGGAGCAAAGAAGAAAATACTCACCCCAGACGAGCAGGAAGGAATCCCTGGTGGGGGGACTAAAAGAGAGCCCAAAAATGACAAGGATGGAGTTGGGTGGTACGGTTCAGGATTAACAAAAGATTCAGACGGAGAAGTTAAAAAATAAAATATGGGAACATCAGCACAATATTCAAGAGGAGTACGTACGACAGCGTCAAGTCAGGTCATTAACAGACCTACTACGGTGTCTGCATTTAGTATTACCGCACCTATAAAGGATACATTTGTGAAGTTGAGAGACGGTGATGCAGCTGGGCCAGTAGTGTGGTGTGCGGAAGCGGACAATGCAACCTCATCATACTCAATTACATTTGATCCACCATTGAGATTCTTTCATAAACTATATGTAGAATTTGTACATAGCGGTGGTAGTAGTGCAGCCAATGTAGCCGTAATAGAACCATGATATGTCTATCATCGTACACAGGGAAGTACCAATCAATGTTACTACGTTAAATGGGGGGTGGCAATCTGCCACTATCTCTAAACTCAGTGGACTACTTCGACAGATAATTGTTAAATCTGCAAGTGACGGCACAATCTTTGATTTCTACATGCAGGACACTCACCAGGTAGTTATATTCAGAAGAGAAGATATAGACGGTGAGTTGAATGAACAGGTAGCCTTACCAGTTCACGACAGGTATTCAATATATATAGAGAACGCTACAGCTGACGAGGCATTTACAATTTATCTAGGAGTACAAGAATCATGACAATCAAACACAGAGTAAAACTTGCGGTGGCAAAACTTAGCTGGAAGAGACGTGATATAAGGACTGATGAAAGAGCAAAGAAGTTCAAGAAGGAGAACAGGGAAGAAAGGAAGAGCGATGACAAACTTACAAATTTTATAGACGATCTAATATATGACCTTGAAAAAGATAAAGCAACATATGGCACAACTAATGAAGAAGTTGCAGCACGTTGCGTCACAAGTGGCAAAATAGAAGTATTAAGAGAAGTTATAACATTTATGTATGGGAAAGAATAGAGGACTACCACCAGTATCGTTGTATCGCTGGGATCAGTACAACACTAGATGGGTAAAGTTTACTGGCTCCGTTGATGAAAAGGGGTTGGTACAGGTAACTCTGTCTGATGGTACGAATGATGCGAAAATTGATGAATCAACTGCCACCCTTGTAACAATGGATCACGCACATCACGAGGCACATGAAGGAGACCATTATTATATAGAGGGTCATGCAACATTGGGGAATGATCCTGGGGTAGATGATATATTACGAGTTAAGCTGGTTACGCCAGACACGACAAAATGGGCTCATTTCCAATGGGCTATATCAAGTTCTGGAATATTAACGGCAACTTTACACGAGGGGGCTTCTGGTGGGATGGCTGATGGTAGCGACGTAACACCATTAAATAACAATAGAAATAGCGACAATACAAGTGGCTTGACTATAACAAGTAATGTGACAGCAGCAGACACGGCAGGTGCTTTAATTTCAAATGCTAAATGGGGGGCCGCTGGGTTTAAATCTCAAATAGGCGGAGGAACCTCAAGGGACGATGAACTAATGCTCAAACAAAACACAACTTATCTTAGAACATTCACTTCTAGTTCGGCAAGTAACATAGTACAATTCAAGGCTGCTTGGTATGAACACACAAATAAGTAGCTATTGAAAACTGTTTTAAAATATGGTATAGTATTCTCCGAATTAAGAGATACCATATGAAAGCTAAAAATAAAGTAGCTATCTTCACAAATTTCTTTGATTACGACCCTACCTACTCACTTATACGCGTCACAGAAGACCAAATCAAGATGTTCCTTAGGAATGACTACAAGCCAGTAGTTATTGTTTCTGACAGCTTTGACCCTAAAGGAACAATCTTTGAGAAAGTAGAACTACGTAAAGTACCCAACGTTTCATGTCATAACCAAGTCAAGAAAGACGAGACGTTTGATAAGGACGTGGAGGATATTTATAACGCACTCAAGGAACACTTAAAAGACATAGATGTGTGTCTTACTCAGGACATCGTATATAAACCGTCAGAACTCAAGTATAACTTTGCAGCAAGAAAGCTTGCACCAGAACTACCAAAACTACGATGGTTACATTGGATTCATTCAGCAACACCACCAATCACACTAAACTCACTTATGGGTATGTTCACAGACGAATACTTAAAATTGGTAAAGAAGCCGTTTCCAAACTCACTATACGTATACTTCAATGAAATATCACGAGATATAGTCGCACGCAACTTTGGTGTAGGCTCAGATGACGTTGCTATAGTGAACCACCCAATAGACTTACATGAGGCGTATGCAATCACAGACGACAACCTCAAAAGGTTCATAGATAAGCGTGAGATGTTTTTAGCAGATGCAATCTTCGTATATCCAATAAGACTTGATAGGGGTAAGCAGGTACAGTTTGTAATAAAAACGGCAGCAATGGTTAAGGAGCTAGGAATGAGCGTGAGATGCATTGTAGTGGACTTTCACTCTACGGGAGGGGACAAGGTCACTTACAGGGAGGAACTCAAGCAGATGGGCTTAGACTGGGGACTGAACCCCAAGGAGTTAGCGTTTACCAGTGAGTTTTGTGACGACTGGAATATACGCATACCACATGAAACGGTGTTGTCTCTGTTTAGAATGTCCAATGTTTTTCTTATGCCATCGGTTTCAGAAAGCTACAGCTTGATAACTCAAGAAGCTGCTGCTTGTAAGAATCTGATTATACTCAATCAAGACTTCCCACCATTCAGGGACATATTTGGAGGCAGAAACATATTCAGGAAGTACAGTTCAAACTGGGACGTTCTTGCTGGTTATGATGAGGCTATGGGTAGTAAAAGTCACACTAACACAGAGTATGGGCCAAACGATGTTTCACCAGAAGAAAGGAAACATTACGAAAAGCTATATCACAAACACACTGCTGGGATTGTAGTACATAAGCTAAGGAACGATGAGCTTATGGCAACGAACATACTTACACGAAAAACAAAATGGTTAGACGTTGTGTTCAAGGAACAACTTGAACCCCTATTATATATATAATGAAGGATGCCGTTGTAATTGGAAAAGGTATGGTTGGTAATGCCACCATGCATGCACTTGGGATTGATGATTGTTATTCGCTAGATGGTTCTACTATTGAAAGAGATCAGATAGGAGATTTCAAGTATATCTTTATATGTGTCCCAACACCAACCGTTGACGGTGTATGTGATGTGACGGATATACTGGACTATATCAAAGCATATCGAACCAAGGACAATATCTTTATAATACGCTCTACTATTGTCCCTGGAACCGTTGACCAACTTGAGGAGGAAACTAACGCCAACATTGTACATATGCCAGAGTTCTTAACAGAGAAGACATGGAAGCGTGATGCAGAATGGCCAGACGTAGTGGTTATAGGAAGCAATAATATGAGTGCTCTTAGGTTGGTTGAGGGAATAATGAAAGCACGTCACAAGGGTGCAGACTTCTTCATAACCGACGCTAGGACAGCTGAACTAGCCAAGTATGCAATCAATGTACTCTATGCAACGAAGGTAATCTATGCAAACCAGATGTACGATTTCTGTAAAGAACATAAAGTAAACTATAGCGTTATACGTGAGATTCTCTACTCAAGAAAGTGGATAGGTAAGAACCACCTTGACGTATGGCATGGTAAACACAGGGGTGCTGGAGGTAAGTGTTTAGGAAAGGATGTAGACGCTTTTGCGAGTATGTCAAAGATTTCACTTGTACGACTGGTTAATAAGTTAAACAAAGAATACCTTGAGCAAACCAAAGATACCGACGTTTAGTATTATTACTCCGACCCGCAACCGTGATGGACGGTATGAGAACGGGTACTTCGATAGATGTCTACGCTCCATCAAAAATCAACGCTATCCGAAAGATGCCTTTGAACATATACTCATAGACGACAACCAGGGAGACAAGATAAGTAAGGTTGTAGGGCATGTATATAATAGTGAGATATATCACACTATAGTTGAACACGAGTTTCCTACAGAACGCTACATAGCATATAACGATGGTATGAAAGCTGTTAAGAATGAGTGGATAGTCTTTCTTGATGATGACGATGAATACGACCCAAACTACCTAGACTATGTTGCTGAGGGTATAAACAGAAACCCAAAGAATAAGCTGTTCAACTATGGTGGCATGGTAAACAACAGAAAAGACAACTGGCAAAGGCCACGTGGTTATGTAGGGTTTGAACAGAAGAAAAAAGCTAAGGTTGAGAGTGGTGACATTGTAAACGGACAATTCTGTTTTCACAGAGATGCCTTGAAACACAAAGACGTATGGATGCCAGACACCAACAACATCTACGTGGGGGCTGATATGGCCAATATCCCAGGATACGGTTCTGATAAACGGGTACTCGGAAACCCGTGGGGACAGGACTTTTATATATTCTACAAGCTAACAAGACATTATATAAGCAAGCCATTGGACTTATATGTGTTCATTTGCTACCCGAGGGGAACGGAGAAACCTGAAAGAGTCTGAAAGTATACGTTATAAATTAGAGTATGGTCTATATGAAGAGGCTGAACCTCTTACGTCGTTTGAAGGAGAAGTTCTTGCGGTTATGGTGGGTCTATCACGGCCGATCGGGAATAAAGAACTATCAGGAATATTTGATATACCGAGAGCGGATATTGCGAGAACGAGAAGAGAGTTATATAGGAAGGTAGACATACTACACGCAGGATTTTAATATGGAAAGAATAGACATAGTAATGGTAACGTGGAATCGGCTAGATTTTACTAAACAGTGTTTGAAGTTCTTAAAGGAAAGAACCAAAACACCTTATAGATTGATTGTCGTAGACAACAACTCTGACGACGGTTCGCAGAAATGGTTGTATGAGGAGAAATTGAAGGGAAACGTACACCACTTGATACTCCTTGAACGAAACTACGGTATAAACATGGCTAAGAATTATGGGATGGCATTAGTGAGGCCAAGTAAGTACTACATCGACACAGACAACGACTTATTATGTGCCGACCTCAAACCAGACTGGATTCAACAGCTAGTAGACCTTATGGATAAAAATAAAGATTATGGAGCGATTGCGTGTAGACCGCAGGTGCTTGTTGGTGATGGACCTGATAAGTTCGACACCGAGGAAGCTGTGGTGGCCTTTTCCCATGTGGGAGGGCATCTGCGGATACACCGTACAGAGGAGACTAAAAAGTTCGGGTGGGCTCAAACATGGGACGCTAAGAGAAACAACGAAGACCGACACATAGCAAGCAACTTAAAAGAACAGGGTTTAAAGACTGGGTACGCACGAAACGTACGTTGCTGGCACATGTTCGGTGAGAACTGGGGTTACAAA